CAACGGGGGGGCTATGGTCGCAGAACTATGTGACGGGTGCGGAGGCAACAATCCTCCGTTCGAAGAGGTCGGCTTCCTTGGGCATCGGTACTGCGTCGTCTGTGCAGCCCGCGCGCGCGAATACCAGGACACCGTGAAGAACGCTCGAGCCGAGGCGGCGAAGGTCTTCGAGGAATCTCTCGCAGCGATTCGCGCCACGGACAGAGTCACACAGCTTCAGCGCCGCCCGGATCAGCCGTGAAGAACATCGGGTGCTGCACGCTCTGCGATCTCGAGGTCTTCGAGGTCACGTCGCGGTACACCGATGACGATCCACGAGCCGGTCAACCGAAAACGGTATCGAAGCCTCTGGATATGGCGCTGCGCACCACATTCCAGCTCGATAACGGCTCGATCATGGAGCTCACCTTCTGTGACGCGTGCGACCCCACAGAGTTCGACCGGATCATGCAGCTCTGCATCGAGGCGACGTGTGCAACGTCGCAGCCAGGATCTCCGATTCAGAAGTACATCCTCGACCGCACAATCCTGGGGATCCTCTACACACGATCGTGGCATGACATCGTCGATCAGGAAGTCGCTGGCGCCGAACGCCTAAGGGGAGTCGCATGAACGGCTGGATCTGCCCGCGCTGCTCTCGCGTCTGGGCGCCGTCGATTTCGACCTGCATGCCGTGCGGAAGCACGCCGATGACGCCGTTCCCGATCTATCCGCAGCCGTACGTCTATCCGACGGTCGCGCCGTTGCCGACGGCACCCGCGAATCCATGGTGGTGGCCTACGACGATCTGCACCACTGCGGGGGCGTGCTGATGGCGACGCCGATGATGCCGCCGATGGAGACGGCCGAGCCCGGCGAGCCGAACGAGCCCGGAGAGGCGACCGAGCCGAACGAGCCCGCATCGATCGCCCCGACCAGGGGCATGCGAACGGAACGGCGCCGGAAGTCGTTCGATGTTGATCACACGAGCGTCGCGAAGCGCGTGATCGAGTTCGCGGATCGCGACATGCAGGAGCGCGCGGTCGATCGCGATCGCCGACTGCAGCGCTACGCGAAGTACCGCCAGTGGACGTCAGGCAAAGAGGGGCCTTGGGAGGACTCGAGCGATCAGGCGATCCCCGATATGATGACGAGCTCGCTGCGCACGCAGGACACGATCCACAACGCGGTCATGTCCGCGCGTCCGGTCGTCGTCGCTCGCGCGATCGAGCCGCGCAACCAGCCGAAGCAGGATCTCGTCGACGATCTGCTTGATTCGCAGTTTTTCATCGAGCAGAACGGCGAAGGTCGAATCGGCGAAGCAGCGGATCTCTTCACGAACGATGGCGTGGTGACGTGGTTCGTACCGTGGGTCCGCGAGAAGCGCGGGCACCTGGATGTCCGGGTCTTCGACGACGTCCCGTTCGGGCAGCTGCCGATCGAGCACTTCAAGACGCTGCTCGAGCGCGTGTTCCCGAAGGGCCTCTACCGCAAGGAGGACGACGAAGGCTGGGATTGGACCGTCTTTACCGAGGACGGGAACATCGACGTCTCGTTCTACACGACGGACGATGCAGTCGAAATGGTGATCGAGCAGGAAGTCGTCGTGTTCGACGGCCCGTGCCCGATCGTGAAGGACTACGAGGACGTCCTTCATCCTCATCGCTGCGCGAATCTGCAGATCCCAGGCCCCTCGAACCCGGATGGCGCGACGCACGTCATCCTTGTCGACCATCCGACGATCGATGAGATCCGCCGGCTCGTGGATCGCGGCTTCTACGACATCGTCTCGGACGAGAACCTGAAGAAGCTCGGCAACACGGCGCGCGACACGTCGATGGACACCGAAAAGCGTCAGAAGGATTCCTTCCAGGGGACGTCCGATCTAGGCGAAGAGAAGGTCGTCTCGGCCTCTGGAGATCAGTCAGAGCCGGACACGTCGAATCGCACCGTCACGCGCTACATGTGCTTCGACAGCTACGACGTCGACAAGGATGGCCTGAACGAGGACGTCATCTTCTGGGTCATCCGCGAGGGCGAGATCCTGCTGAAGGCGAAGCGCCTGACGGAGATGTACCCGTTCGCGCCGCCGCGGCGCCCGCTCGCGGAGTCGAACTATCTCGAGGTGAAGGGACGGCGCACGGGGCTGGGTCTCCTCGAGATGATGGAGGGGCTGCACGACTGGTTGAAGGAGATCGTCGACTGGACGATGGATTCCGGCCAGCTACAGACGATGCCGTTCGGGTTCTACCGGCCCACGTCGGCCATCAAGTCCGAGGTCTACCGCATGTGGCCGGGCGACTTGATGCCCGCGCTCGACCCGAAGAACGATGTCTACTTCCCGACGCTGCAGAACACATCGATGGCCTTCGGCCTGAACATGCTGACGGTCGCGAATCAGATGGAGGAGCGGCTCTCGGCGATCGGCGACCTGCAGATGGGCCGCGTGCCGAACGGCAAGGCCTCCGCGCTGCGCACCCTCGGCGGAATCCAGACGATCCTCGGTCAGGGAGAGGCGCGACCGGAACGTGTTCTGCGCCGTTTCTTCATGGGCCTGACCGACGTCTTCCGCATGATGCACGAGCTCAATCGCAAGTTCTTGCCCGAGCGCAAGCGCTTCCGGATCGCTGGCTACAACGAGCCCGGGAAGGATCCGTACAAGAAGATCGAGGCAATCGACGAGATCGACGGAGACTTCACCTTCGACTTCAATGCGAACGTGATGAACTCGTCGAAGGGCGCGGTGCAGGAGGCGCTCTCGGTGCTGATGCCGTCGTACATCAACCCGCTCACGCTGCAGCTCGGTGTGATCGATCCGGATGGCATCTACCGAATGCTCCGCGACTACGGCCGCGCGCTCGGCCAGAACGCCGATCGCTATCTGAAGCAGCCGACCCCGGGTGCCGACTCTCAGGGTATCCTCGCCGAAGAGGCGATCTCGATGATCCTGCGGAACGAAGTGCCGAACGATCGCCCGATCGAGGGCGCCGCGATGCAGATGCAGCGGCTGATGACCTTCGCGCAAAGCGATCAGTTCGGGTTGCTGAAGCCCGGGCAGGTCGAGCTCTTCAAACAGTGGCTGATGAAACTGCGCGCGCTCGCCCAGCAGGAGGCGCAGCAGCAGAAGATGATGGAAGCCGCGGCCGCGTTCCAGCAGGCGCATGCGCAGCAAGGTGGCGGTGGCGGAACGCGAGCTCCTGGCGGCGTGGATCCGAACGCGCAGGCACCGGTCGGGCCGAACGAGTTGATGGATGAGAGCCTGCCGACCGCGGGCGGCGGGGCGAACCCGTAGTGGCCTTCGACTGCTCCGATTGGATCGAGTTGCTCGGCGAACGCCGCGAGGCGCGCGGACGGCGCACGCAGGAGATCGCCCCGGCGAGTCTCCTGCGCATGGCCGGTGTGGCGATGGAATTGCTGACGCACAGCGAGGAGTGGAACGCTTACCTGCAGCTCCTGGCGGCGCGTGCGGAGGATTGCCGGAACGCGTTGGTGCAGGCGTGCGAAGCTCTCGCGTCTCCCGCTCTCGTGAATGTCGAAGCGCTCATGGCTCTGAAGATTCGAATCGGGATCTACCAGGGCATGCTCGATGCGTTCGAGGCGGCGATGAAGCTGCCGGCGGAGATCATCGCTGGCGCACATGCCTCGCCCGTGGAGCCCGCGAATGGCTGATGCGCGCTGCCCTGGATGTCAGCGGTATCTCCTGCGCTACGACCCCGTACCGGGCACCCAGATCGGAATTCGGTGCCGCAGTTGCAAGGCTGCGGTGCTCGTGGAAAGCAGTAAAGTGACCGTCGTCGAGGATCGGCTCTTGCGTAAGGGGGGCTCGCGATGTAGGGTCACGCCGAATCAGAGCCCAGATCAAGAACAAGGGCCGCCCTCGGGAAATCTCCGAGAGGCGGCCTTTGGTTTGTCGTAACCGGATTCGACACCCGGCGACAACGCGGAGAGACGCGGAAGCATGAGTCCTGACGAAGACGAGCTGCCCGACGATCAGGGTAGCGAGAATGAAGATCCACCGGCCGGCGACAACGCAGAGAAGTTTGTCCCGCCGAAGGATGGTTCATGGGTTCCGCGAGCACGTCTCGACGAAGCCGTTGGGAAGCATGCAAGCCGTGCGGATGCGTTGGCTGCCGAGCTGCAGCGCGAACGCGAGGAACGGATTCGTCTCGAGGAGCGGGAGCGCCTGCGCTCAACGCCGCCGGCCCCGAAGATCACGCGCGCCCAGCTTCACGAGCTAGTGCGCGAGGGGAAGATCACCGAGGAGCAAGCCGACGCGGAGTACGAGAAGCAACTTCAGGAGCGGATTCGCTCGGAAGTGCTTCGCGATTCCGATGCGAAGCAGCGCATCAAGGATCGGAGCAACACGATCAATGCGCTCCTAGCGCAGTACAAGGAATCGATCCCCGACATCGCGACGCCCGGCACGGAAGCGCGCTCGAAGGTCGAGTCGGAGTATCGCTACCTCGTGGATGTTCTCGGCGAGCCCGAGGGGATCGAGACGGAGGCGAAGGCTTGTCGCTCGGCCTTCGGTCCGCCGGAGCGCGCGAAGGAGCTCACACGGCGCCGCCGCGACACGCATCAGGAATCGGGCGGCGGCAGTGGCAGTGGGGATGCACCGGACAAGAACAAGAAGCTCCCCGAGCGCATCCGAACGCACTACGAGAAGCTGATTCGCATCGGCCGATTCAAGGGCTGGGACGATCCCGGTCTGAAGGCCGAGCTTGAGTACGTCTCGTCTCGCGCGAAATAGCGAAGTACGGGGCAACCTGATCGAGTACGCCGGGCGCAAGCCCGGGAAGCTCGCCGGCACCGAGGTACTCGACCTCGCCGCGCTGATGAAGAGCCTCGTGCTCTGTCGTCTCTGCCGCATGAAGTTCGACCACAAGCGCCACGGCTACATCCGCACGACGCGGTGGGGCTGGGTCGGCGGCAAGTGCGACGGCTGCGCCGAGATGAGCATGCAGAACTACTTCTACGTTCACGAGAAGCTCGAGAACGAAGTCTACAGCCCCTAGGAACGGAGGATCGCAACATGGAGTACCACTACCAGCTCGCAGGCGGAGCGCCGATCATCAAGCGCTACCAGGCCGGTGCCACGATGGCGACCGCGGGGGTGCCGGTGACGGCGAACCCGGACACCACCGGCGGACTCGCGCTCGCGACCACGACCGCCGCAGTCCTGTGCGTCGGCGTCACCGTCGACACCGCGACGCTCGTCACCGCCCAGCAGAGCGACGGATCCGATCCGGAGCGCACGGTCGGTGTCATCGTGAATCCGTTCGCCGTCTTCCGCGCCCGGCTCTCGGGCGGCGCGACCGCGAACACCGCGCTCGGCACGCTCACGGAGACGCTCGGTGACACCACGGGCCTGCTCGTGACGTTCGCCGCGGCGACCAACGCGATGGACAACGGCTCGATCTGGGGGTACACGGGCGCGAACGCGGGCTACGGCCGCAAGAACATCACGGGTGCGACCACGACGGCCGTGCCGCATGTTGCCTTCCCTGCCGACAGCGCGATTGGTGACACATTCATCCAGCTGCCGTTCTGGTACTGCTCGGATCACTACGTTCAGCTGACGACGCTGCTGAACCAGATCGATGCATCGGTCGACACCGACACTGACAACGCGAACTTCCGCGTCGTCGACCTGAAGGTGCGGCCGTCCGCGCAGGATGGCACCACGACGTCGTGGGCCGACGTGATCGTCGCGGACCACATGTTCAACGGCTACGCAGCGTAAGGAGGGCTGAACCATGCCGGTTCCCCATGTTTCGACGGCCTTCGGCGATCTTCTCGACCCGCGGTTCCAGAAGATCCGCGACGACGAGTACGGCCGGCTTCCCGACATGCTTCCGAGCCTCTACAACTTCGAGCCCTCGAACGGCCGGAACACGATGCAGTGGTCGAGCGTCGGCTCGATCGCGGACTTCTCGGAGTTCAGCGGCACGATCGGCTACGAGTCGCAGTCTCAGGGCTACGACACGACGCTGACCTACGTCGAGTTCGCGAACGGCATCCAGATCGAGCGGAAGCTCTTCGACGACGACCAGTACAACGTGATGGACCAGCGGCCGCGCGCGATCGCGGCATCGGCCTACCGCACCCGGCAGGCGCATGGGGCGCGCATCTTCAACAACATGACGACCGTCGACAACTACTTCGCGAACAACACCGAAGGCGTTTCGCTCGTCTCGAACTCGCACACGACCACGAGCGGCGCCTCGACGGCGAGCGGATTCGACAATCTGGTCACCACGGCTCTCTCGGCGGTCGCAGTCGCGGCCGCGCGGATCCAAATGGTCGGCTTCCGCGGCGACGTCGCGGAACGCATCGCGATCATGCCCGACGAGCTCTGGTACGGACCGGACCTCGCCGAGCAGGCCTACGAGATCATCGCGGCCTCCGGCAAGGTCGATACGGCGCTCAACAACCCGAACTTCCACCAGGGCAAGTACAAGGGCTATGAGTGGAACTTCATGAATGACACGAACAACTGGGCGATGTGCGATTCCGCGATGCGGCGCATGAGCCTGCACTGGGTCGATCGTGTCGGGCTCGAGTTCGGGATGATCGAGGACTTCGACACGATGGTCGCGAAGTGGCGCGCGTACATGCGCTACGGCGCGGCATGGATCGACTGGCGCTGGATCCTCGGCGCGGCGGTTGCCTGATGCCGAATCCTCGGTTCGCGAAGGGGCCGAGCCAGAAGCCGCCGCCGAACGGGCAGCCTGCATCTGGTCTCGGCATGCCGATCACCGAGAAGACGGCGAACTGGGGCGGACTGCCCGGTAAGGAGCAGCCGCGGAATCGTTCGGCAGGCGTGAAGAAGGTGAAGAACACCATGAAGAGCATCGGGATCTGATCCCGGGTCCGGGGTCGGGGGCGCGCGACCGTCCGGAATCTGCTCGAACCGTGCCAAGGAGATCGTGAATGTCTCAGCTCACGCGTTACGGGCGCTTCACCGGGAATCTGCCCAAGGCGATCGGGACTGTCTTCTACGTTGCACCGGCCGCTGACTATACGGTCAACGGCCGTTCGTGCGCCGCGAGCGATATCTACCCGGGCACCGATCCGGCGATGGCCCTGCGCACGATCGCCCGCGCGATGCTGCTCTGCACGGCGAATCAAGGCGATACGATCGTTCTACTTCCGGGTGCTCATTCGATCTCGGCGTCAGTCGCGGCCTCGGTCGCGGGCGTCACGATCATCGGCATGAACTCGGGCGTCGTGAATATCCGGTCGCCGCGTGTCTCGATCACGATCACAGCAACGGACCAGATCATCAACGTGACCGCCGCCGACATCGAGATCCGCGGGATCAAGTTCATCCCGATCACAGCCGCCGCGGCCATCGACATCTCGTCGGCCGGGCATCGTCTGAACGTCGCCGAGTGCTTCTTCGACCTCGAGACCCCTGCCGCGAGCACCAGCACGCTCGGCATCGATGCCCTCGGCGCGGCGCAGCACATGCTCGTCGAGCGCTGCCACTTCATATCGGATGGCGCGCAAGGTGCGGCGATCGATCTGACGGCGACACTCGACGCGGTGGTGCAGGGATGCACCTTCGCTCTCTCGTCGGGCGGCACTTGGGCGGCGGCGATCACTTCGGGAGCGGGTGTGGATCGCGCGGTCGTCCGCGACTGTGCCTTCTACACCTACGCGACGTCGACGATGACGGCCGGGATCGATGGCACGGGCGCCACGGTTGCGAGCGGCGTGTCGGTAATCCGCTGCATCTTCTCGGATCTCGTCACGGTCGCCGTCGACAATTTCGACGCCGGCGAGGCGGAACTTGCGGAATGCTACCAGTCGGGTGTCGGCGCCACGGATGGCGGCGTCCTGATCACGGCGATCACCTGAGGAGGATGCGATGGGATTCCTGACGCAGCATGGCTTCCTCTGGGGCTCGGTGCCGGCCACGACGGGTCGCGTCGTCTGGGTCGCCCCGGGAAGCACCTATACGATCGCCGGGCTCTCGTATAGCTCAAGCGACGATTCCGACGGTCTATCGCCCGAGCGCGCGCTGCGTACGGTGGCGAAGGCCTGGACGAAGGTCACCGCGAACTCCGGTGATCTGATCATTCTGCTACCGGGCGCGCATACAGTCACGGCGGTGGTCACAGCGAACATCGCTGGCGTGACGATGATGGGCCTGCCTCGCTACTCGGGCAGTATCGCGCGGCCCATTACGTCGATCACGACGAGTGCGGCCGCGGACATCATGACGGTGTCTGCGACGAACATCGAAGTCGCGTGGCTGCACTTCATCCCGGTCACGACGATGGATGCAATCTCGGAGGGCGGGGCTTCTGGGTTTCACATCCATCACTGCTCGTTCGACATGTATACCGCGGCTGCGAGTACCTCGACGCAAGGGATCAATTGCACGACAGCGAACGTGAATCTCAACTGGTACATCCATGATTGCGTGTTCTACTGCGACGATGCCCAAGGTGAGGCAATCGATTTCGGGCTCACCGGAAATGCGGGCGGCGGAGCTAGCCTGTTGGAGAAATGCACCTTTATCCAGAGCGCTGGAACATGGGCTGCGGCTGTGAGATCCGGACCGACCTCTGATTCCCGCCGTGGCCTTCTGATCCGAGAGTGCGATTTCATGGTGTCCAACGGCACTCTGACGGCAGGTATTATTGGTAGCGCTGGCAACAGCGAGGAGTCGGTCCATATTCACCGGTGTTATTTCTCAGATTCAGTTACCGTAGGGATCGACACCTACGGCGCTCGGGGGGCCGAGATCGCCGAGAACTACCAGTCCGGAGTGGGGTCGACCGACGGTGGTGTGCTGATCACCGCGATCACCTGAGAGGAATCCATGAACGCCACGATGCCGACCGATCGACTCTTCCTGCGCGAGACTCAGGTCTCGGATCTGAACGAAACGATCCGCGTCAACGAGTCGAAGCTCGCGAACCCGCACATCCAGGACAAGCCGTTCGTGCGACGCCAGACGCAGCGCCTCCGCAAGCAGCTTGAGACGCAGCGCGCGCCGGAGTTGGACTCCGTCGCACGCGATGTTGTCGCGAAGCGGGCGAAGGAACTTGAGCGCACCATCCCCGTCGGAATGCCGTCGCACGAGGAGATGCGCAAGAATCCGAACGGTGCGGTCGGCGCGCACCAGCGGTGGGAGAAGACTCAGAAGAAGCGCGTCATCGAGTGGAAGAACGCGATCGTTGCGCTGAACCCTGGGAATACTGATCCCGAGCTCTCAAGCGTGGAGCGGTTGCGGCCGACGACGTCGCACCTCGGGATGCATTCGGCGCAGATCCCGGGGAAGTCATTCAGCCTGCCGTCGGATCAGTTCAAGGAGAACTACGACGAGGTGTTCGGAACGTCGAACCCGTCCTCGATGAAGGGGAAGCCTCGGGGATCAAAGATGTCGGCCGAGGCGCGCAAGGCCGCCGGCGATCGCGCGCGCGCCCGATGGGCCGAAAAGAAGGCCGCCGAAGCCGCCGCGAAGACCGAACTGGAACGAGTAGACAGCGAGACGTCCGTCGCCTCGTAACCGTGGGAGATCATAGGTGTCCTCGACGACAGCTCCGGGCACCTTTTCTGAACTCTACACGGACCTTCAGAATCGGGTGCGTGACACGACCGGTGTAACCGCGACCGAGACGATCGCGAAGCGGTACATCAACATCGGGTTGATCGACATGCACCTCGGGGTCGCTGAGAAGCTCCCGTGGGCCGAGCGTTCGGCCGTGCTGATCACGCAGCCGCAGTACACAACGGGTACCGTCTCGATCTCACAGGGTTCGGTGACGCTTACGGGCACGTCGACCCTCTGGACGACGACGAATGCGTGGAGCATCGCGAACGCTCGCGCGGGCGGGAAGTTCGTCATCAACGGCACGCCCGAGGTCTACGAAGTATCGTCGGTCGGAGGCGCTGGTACGATCACGCTCGTGAGCCGCTATGTCGGCTCCGATGTCACGGCCGGCAGCTACATCTACTTCGAGGATGAGTACGCGCTCGCGGCGGACTTTCTGCGGCCGCTTGACTGGCAGCGCTTCGCGAGCGGGTCGATGGACATCCCGCTGCTCCCGCGTTCGGAGTTCCGGCGCCGATACCCGTCGAATCGGATCCCGGGGAGGCCGATGGTCGCGACGATCAACGACAAGGCTCCGAGCGGAAACACGACGCCGATTCGGAAAGTGCGCTTCCATCGCCCGCCCGATTCGGCCTACATGATTCCGTACAACTACATCACGAAATACCTCGTGGTGTCGTCGGCGGGCGCCGCGCAGGAATCGTTCAGCGCGACCACGGATGAGCCGATCGTGCCGCTGCGCAACCGACAGGGCATCGTTCTGCATGCGCTCTACAACTGGTACCGAGATCGCAAGGACGATGTTCGCTCCCAGGAAGTGAAGAACGAGTACGTCGACTTCATGTCACGCACGGTCGGGGACCAGGAGAGCGGAGCGAATCATCCGCAGATCCGGCCGAGGCTGTCGACATATAAGGCGCGCTCGCGACGGCCATGGACTGGCGGTACCGGGCGCTACGACACGAACGGCCGATTCGATCGGTTCGAGGACTGACGGTGGCCTCTCCTCCCTCCGCGCTCACGGTCCGCCACTCGATCGAGGGTGGCTGGGCAACCGATTTCGGTCCTGTTGCCGAGATCGGAATGACGCCCGACGGTGTCGCCCTAATCCCCTACCTGCTCGATGCCAAGAACATCGTGCTGGGGCTTGATGGCGGTCAACGGAAGATCGGTGGCACGTCGAAGCTGAACGCGTCCGCAGTCGGGGGAGGCACGCCTGTTCTCGGCCTCTACGACTTCTGGCGTCAGGATTCGCTCGGGGCACTGCAGCGACGCATTGTCCATGCTGGCACGATCTGTGCCTCGGACAACGCGGATGGCACGTTCACCAACATCTTCACCGGCCTGACGTCTGGGTCCGTGCCTTCCTACAACTCGTTCGATGACCTACTGATCATCGCAAGCGATCGCGATGCGATGCGCTCCTATGATGGGACGACCGCGCAGCTCCTGGCAGGATCTCCGCCGCAGCTCGCTTGGACGGTCACCCATAAGGGGCGGGTGTTCGGCGGCGGTGATCCGAGCGCGCCGTCGACGCTCTACTACTGCGTGGA